TGCCCTTGTCTCTGTCTATATGACGAGAGAAAGCCATTTAAATTTGATAACTGTTTTTTCTACTATTTGACAAACACTAAAAAATACGCAGACAAAATTTTACCAAATATTACTGGTGAAAGTTTTCAGGAATATGTGGCTGATGTCGATAGATTTGACAGTATTTCAGACTGGGCTATAAATTTATGTATAGGGGCTTCTGATGTGGCTATAGAGGGATATTCATATGGCTCAAAGGGAAGAGTGTTTCATTTAGCCGAGAATATGGGAATCTTTAAACATAAGCTCTATAAGGCCGGGGTTCCTCTGACGGTCGTAGAGCCGTCCAAGTCAAAGAAACTCGCTACGGGCAAAGGTAACGCTGATAAACAGGCAATGTATGATGCCTTCAGCAAAGAAACTAATACAAATTTATTAATTACTTTTGAACAAAAAACTTTGTCAAATCCTGTAACAGATATAGTGGATAGCTATTTTATACTAAAATCACTTTTATCTAACAACTCTTCCAGCATTTAAATTAGCACTTGCATCAAGTTTAGAATGAAATCTTTTTGGAACTTGACCGCTGGTTTTGATTCTGTCTATTACTTCTTTAAATTGGCTACCGACTACTTTTTGTGGATTTAATGTAGTATCCATAGCCAGAGAAGGTGTTGATGCTTGCCAATCTTTTTTTACTTTTTTCTTTTTGCAGTTTGGACAAGGAGATTTTATGGGATTTTCTCTATTTGCAAGAGTTAAAAATTCATCAAATGAATGATTACAACCAGAACACTTAAAAGCATATAAAGGCATATTATTTCTTTCTAAAAGTAATTAGCATCTGGTCAAATAAAAATCCATAAGAAGGTTCTTTTGGTTTTGATTTGAGATTCATCTTTGCTTCTTTGGGTGTTCGATTTCCTTTATGCAAATTGCAATCTTTGCATGCTGTTACCAAATTTACCCAAGTATGTCCACCACCACGACATTTAGGAATTATGTGATCGATTGTGGCCGTCTTTTCACAAAGATCGATTCCACAATATTGGCATGTGTAATTATCTCTACGTAAAATATTTTTACGATTTGCTGCAGCCTTTTTGTATGGCAATTTTACATAATATTTCAATATTAAAATTTTAGGAATTTTAATAATTTTTGATACGGAGACGACCTCATAATATTCTTGAGAATCATCAATCCAAACCTTATCTTTTGAGACAAGCTTGAATGCCTTTGAAATTGTGATAATATTCAAAGGAGTATTGTCTTGGTTTAACAGGAGAACCTGTTTCTTCATACCTTTTAAGTATTTATGAAATTCTAAATATTTTGTAGCCATGGATAAAAAATCAGATAAACAATTTTATTGGGAAGTGAAAGACTTCATGAGCAAACCTAAACAACCCTCGGTCCCAAAAAAGGTTCCCGGGGTAGTTGATAGCGTAAAATCAATAATTGAACAGAATAAACCATATTCACAAAACTCGTTTATTAATAACAGTAACACAATTAATACCGTTCGTCAAGCAATTTCAAATATTGAAAAAAACAAAAGAAACGGGACACCTGAATGTAAAGCTTTTACTAAAAATTTAGTAGACCATCCTTTTCGTTCTATAAATGAAAACACAACAACTTTAGTTCCATATAAATTTACAACACCAACAATAACACCAGTTCCAAAAGTTCCACCACAATTGCCCGGAACAGTCGGCGGTTCTTTAGTAAAAAGAGTAACACCCCAATTATCAAGAATGTTTGGAAGAACACCGTGGGGTAGAATTGCTTTGGGTTTACTTGGATTAGGTACTATTGGCGCAGGTATAGGTATAGGAATGATGGATAATGAAGGCGATATCAAGAAAGGTGAAACTTCACCAAAACCAGACTGGGTTAAGGACGGAGATCAAACTCAAACTCCACAACCTGTTTCAGATAAACCATCCTTGGATGACATGATATCAAATTTAAGAAAAGCAAATCAAACACCTGTTCCAATTTATAGACCAGCAAGAAGAGATTTGGGAGCCGGTGTAAATGTTCCTAGCAATTATCCAGAATGGAAAAAAGCAACTGAAGAAAAAAATAAAGCTCTCAGAATTGCAAATGAACCACTTCGAAAAGAACAAGAAAATGTGAGAGGACAACTTGGATCTCTCGTTGACCAATTGCAAGCTTTGAGAAAAGCAAATCCAAGTGATCCAAAAATTGCAGAACTTGAAGCACAAAAATCAAATTTAATGAAAAAAGGAAGAGAAATATATTCCGAAAGAAATCCGAGAGAGGGATCCTTAGAGAGAGGTTTAGATACGCTTCGTGGAATAAGACAAGCTAGATGGGATGAAAAAACCTCGGCTTTTAGTAAAGAAACAGGTGTTCAATTTGATGCAAGAAATCCACAACATCAGAATATAATGCGCGCACAACAATTTCCATCATTGTATGGTGGTAAAGATGTAGCGGGGGCAGCAATTCAAGGTGCAAAAACCGTTATGGATGTTCAAGGTACTTCCGGAACTCAGGTTCAACAAAAATCAAAAGAAAGTTTAGCTGGTGTACCCACTGTAGAACTTTCCGCAGATACTCCAGATTGGGTTTCAAGATGGGCTCAAAAATGGGGCGACGATCCAAGAAAAATAGAAGCTATGCGTAGAGGAGTCGTATCTGTTTTGGGAGGAGATGCAACAAAACCAATGGATACTAATCTGACTCCGGCCGCAGTTGGAATCAAAGGATTAAAAGGACCAAGATAATGAATTACTTAACAACTTTTTACAAAAAAAAGGCAGAACAGCTTCAAGAAGAATTAAACTATTTACTTTTTTTATTAGAAAGTTCTGAACGTTTTGAAGATAAATTTGCTTCTATGTCTGATTGGGAATTTAAATCCTATGTTGAAGCAAATCCCGGAGCAAGAGAAAAGGCCGAAGATCTTAGACGAAGAGGGCAGGAAAGAAGAAGGCAATCTGGTCAAACTTCATCAGAAAATAGAACGGCGGAACAATCTGCACGCGATCAAGCTGAAAGAGAAGCAAGAAGAAAAGCTGCAGAAGAAGCACAACAAAAAGCACAAGAAAGAGCTCAAAGACAACAAGCTGCGGATGAAGCTGAAAGAACAAGAGCAAATAGTTCCGAAGAACAAGCGAGACAACAAAGACAAGCAGAAGAAGCAGCAAGAAGAAGAGCATCTGCCGCACCAGAACCAGAAAGAGCAACAACAAGCACAGTTGGTGCAGCAAAAGCTTCCGAACCATTTTTTAGCGGAAAAGCTTTTGCAAAAGAATTAACTACTTTTCCTACAGGTGAAGCAATTGGTAGAGGTCTTTCAGAACCTATTTCTACCGCAAAATCTGCCACACAAACAGCATGGCAAAAGGTTGCCAGTGCTGCAGAATATGCTGCAAAAAATCCAGCAAAGGCAGCATTTGATGCAACAAAAGGAGCTGGCAAATTTGCCTTAACCGGAGTTGCACCGATTGCATTGGGTATGCTAGCTGGTAAAGCGGCTGATACTGGAATGGAAGCCATGGGCTTTAAGCACAGCACACCAGACGCCACAGTAAAAATTGGTGATGAAGAAGTTTCTGTTCCATTTTCAGATAGACCCTCTGCAAGATCTGTTGCATCAAGTGCTGCTGATTGGGCAGCAATGAATGCAGGATTCCAAGTTGCTGGAAATATAGTAACAAAAGCTCCAGTTTTGGCTGGTGTGGGAAGTGCGGGGGCCGCTGGATTAGTGGCTGGTGCCGCAGCCCCTGCGGTTGCATATGGGGCATATAAAGTGGGTGAAAAAATTGGAGAAAAAACAGGTTTCCACGATTGGCTTGCTACAAAATTAGTTGGATCTCCAAATAGTCCTGCACCAAAATCATATCCAACTGTCAAAGAACTTCAAGATAAACAAATGGATGACATATTTAAAGGGGATGTAGATGAGATTTTGAAAAGATCTGGAGAACACTCAAGTAGATATAAAGCACGTGAAAGATATCAAGACACACTCAGCCCATTTAAAAACGATTGATATAAATAAAATTATGAAAGGCCCTAGTTTAATAATTACAATTTTAGAAAATCGCCAGAAAGCAATAAATTCTGGTAAAAGAGTATCAAATAATGATACTAAAATTTTATTAGAACAAGTGCCTGCCAGAGTTGCTGTAAAAGCAGCAGAACCAGCTTTAAAAATTGCTGGAGAATTAGTAAAACCTTCTATGGAAGCATTAAGATCTGCAGAAGGTGTAAGTCCCTTAATGAAAGCCGCAGCGGAATGGTATATAACAAAATATGGTGCAGAAACTGGTTTATTGGGAATAGCAAAAAGATTTGGTGATGATGTTGCAAATTCATTAAGAAAAATTTTAAATTTAGAAAGATCAGCCGAACCAATTCCGAGACCCAGAACTCCGCAACCGGGACCTCGCCCACCAAGCCCAGACGTAGAACCACCAGCACCTATCCCATTTCCAAAAGAACCAAAACCAGCAGAACCTGCTCCAAAAGAACCAAAGCCGAGAGAACCCGAACCAGTAGAGCCAGAACCACCTGCTCCAATTCCTATTAGACCTCCAGAACCAGAGCCACCGGCGCCCATTCCATTTAAACCGCCTGAAGAACCAGCGGTTCCTGTCCCACCTAAACCAAAAGAGCCAATAGAACCAGTTAAACCACCAGAAGAAGCTCCTCCGGTTGTTACTCCACCTGCAGAACCACCAGCACCTGTAACCCCACCTGTAACCCCACCTGCAAAACCACCCCTTCCAGTAGCTCCACCTGCAAGACCACCACTTCCGGCAGCTCCACCAGTAGCTCCACCTGCTCCAGCAGTTCCACCTGCTCCAGTAGCTCCACCTGCAAGACCACCACTTCCGGCAGCTCCACCAGTAGCTCCACCAGCTCCATATGCACCACCACCGCTACCAGCTCCATATGCACCTCCACCACCTGCTCCAGCACCAGTTCCATATAAACCACCTGTAGCACCACCTGTAGCACCACCTGTAGCACCACCTGTAGCACCACCGGTTCCGTATTCGCCTCCAAAATTTCCACCAGTGCCTGCCCCAGTACCAGTTCCATATGCACCCCCACCACCTGTACCAGTACCTCCTCCGGTGCCAGTTCCCCGTCCACCTGTACCCCCACCACCTATAGGAGGTATGTGTGGTCCAGATTATTCTTCTGCTTATGTTAATGAATATGGAAAGCCTATTCGTGCAGATTTAAGTTTAGCTAGAGATTTTCTAGGGATGGCTAAATTAGGAACACAATACAAAATTGGTTCTTAATTATTGAATTGAGCTTAATTTAATTTATATTATGGTGATAATCTATGTTTATTAAAAAATTTAATCATACTCCATGCAACTTAACTTGTTCTTTAAAAGAAGTTACTTTAGATGGAAAACGTTTTTACGAAACACCGGAAGGAATTTTTCCCAGTGTGACTACAGTTGTTGGTTTTGAAAAACAGCAATTTTTTGCAAAATGGAGAGAAAAAAACCCAGAAGAAAGTGTTAGAGTAACTACAAGAGGAACTAAATTCCACTCTCTATTAGAAAATTATATTGAAAATAAAGATATAAATTTTGATGATATTCAATCTAATCAAAAAGCTCTATTTTCATTAATAAAGCCCGAAATAGACAAAATAGATAATATTATTGCTCTTGAAACTCCGTTATATTCAAAAATTTTAAAACTTGCTGGTAGAGTAGATTGTATAGCAGAATATGATGGTAAATTATCAATTATAGATTTTAAAGCTAGCACTAAAGAAAAAAGAAAAGAAAACATTGATAATTATTTTGCTCAGGCAACTGCCTATGCGTTAATGTATCAGGAAAGAACAGGAATTGTGATAAATAATTTTGCAATAATAATTGCTTGTGAAGATGGTATTCTTCAAGTTTTTGAGGGAAATCCTTTACATTATGTAAAACATTTACATAAATTAATTAAAAAATATAGAGAAACATATGAAGTATCAAGAACTGAAAACAATTGAAGATCAAGTAAATACAAAAGGAAGTAAACTTTGGACTCAAATGAATGATAATTCCAAAGCATTAAAGATGAGAACCCTCTTTGTTCAACAACATGGAGGGTTTTTTATTCAAGATGGAAGATATTGGAAATGGAAATCACCAGTAGAAGAAAAAAATGGCTATTGGTTAAAGAATGTTCAAACAGATGAAAAAGTGTTTTTTGAAAATATGTCAGAATTTGGAAGAAACAACGGTTTAACTGCAGTAAAAATTTGTGAACTTTTAAATGGAAAAAGAAAAACTTATAAAGGATGGACTGCGGTCGAAATTCGTGAAGTTAAAGATGGAGAAGGATCATACAAGAAAGAAAAAAAACCAAAGAAAGAAAAGATATCGATAACAAAATCTGCCATCTTAGTAGACATGACAACCAATGAATTGATTCACATAACAAACATTTTTCAATTTGCAAAAACAAATAAAATTGATTATGGACATCTTAAAAAAGTAGTTTCTGGAAAGATGAAATCTTATAAAAATTTAAAATTATATAATCCATTAGAAAAATATAACGCTTCTTCAGAAGGCTAAATAATTTGAGATGAACTTTAACGACTTTTTACAAAAATTAAATGAAGCCTCCAGCACTGGCGGAATGTCCAAAACTGGAGAAGCTGTTCGCAAAGAACGTTTAAAAGGGAATGCCACTGATGCAAAATCACGTGATGCTGCAAGAAAACGTGTTGAGCGAGCGCGTGAAGTTCCACGTGAAAGAAAGTCCAAACAAGAACTTATAAAAGAAGTTTTGCTCGTAAGAACAAAATCAGGAAAAATTCAATTAATTTTTAAAGATTCTTATAATAAAAATGAACATGAAATTTTAAATAAAACTGAAATGACTCTTGAAGAGGCAAGAAATGCCATCAAAGATCCTAAATTTGAGCAGACAAGAGCATCACAATTATTATTTGGAAACGTAAAAGAAAAAGAAAAATCAGAAAAGGGTGAAGGAAAAAAAGAAGAAGATAAGAAAGGTGAAAGAAAAAAATCAATCACCTCAAAAGAAACAGAAGAAAAAGAAGAACAGCCAAAAGCAAAAAGACTCAGCAAAGAGCAAATTTTTGATGCAATGTCCCAGATGACCGGGGAACAGTTGGCACAGATGCCTCCCGAAATGCGTCAAGAATATTTTAAGATGACTCGCAAACCACCTGCGAATTCAGAATTTGATAATTTAAGCTATGAAGCTTTAAGTGTTAAGTTTAATTTAAATCCAATATCAAGCCTTCCTTATAATCAACAGGTATTGAATGCATTGATGTTCTTGGCAAAAATCAAAGCCGGTGCAGGCGAACAAGAAATGCAGACATATGGATCACTGGCTCCAGCTGCACTTGAATTCACCCGTTCGGCATTCTTTACAGCAAGAAAAATTTTGTCTCAGATTGGTGATGAATGTATACAGAATCTAGTATCCAGCGTTGAAATGGGAAATAAAGCTGTCAATGCAGAAGGTGCTGTTGACATGCAATGCGGAAATTATAGATTTAAAGTTTCTGCAGGCGGTGAATTATCTCTTTCAACAACTCAATTTGATCAATCAAATAAATCATTTAAGGGATTGATAGCAAGTGCTTTGATGCAAGCATTATCAAATCCCGACACCATAAGCAAAGATCCAAAACTTGCAGAAGTTTATAAACAGGGTCAAGAAGTTGCTTCAAAGTTTTCAACCACCTTAATTCCGGATGATGCATTGGCAAGCATAATGCAAGATCCCGAAATGGTAAAGCAACTACAATCAATGAAATTCAAAGATTCTCAGGGCAATGACATTGGTCCTGCGATAGATGAAGAGGGAAATTTAAATCCGCTTCTTTCTTTGAACAATTATATGGCAGGATGGCAAGAATCGGGCCGTTCCCTGCTTAAAGGTGCTAAATCCGCTCAAAAATCACCATTCAAGTCTGCTTTGACAGCAACGCTTTTAAAAGCGTCTCTAAGAGGTGATAATATTATACCACCGGAAATGGCACCAAATCATCTTGTAACAGTAAATGGTGTATTTGCTTTGAGCGATGAATATTTTGATGCAGTTTCACAAAATGCTGATGTTGAAATGAAGCCATCAAAAAATGTCATCAATTCTTCAAATATTTCTAATTACAAAGCCTCTGCTGCTGAGATGCTTAAAAAGTTCAGAACATTAGTAGAAGAAAAAAAATCAGAAAAGAAAATGTCTTTAAAAGATATTTTAGTAGGAATTGATACAATCAATCCAATGGAATTGATGGTATCTGATCTGGTTGGAAATAATGATTTTTCCATAAATGCAAGTTTGCTTCCGGGATTTTCTCCAAAAGATATAAATGCGGTAGAATACAATTATCTTAAAATTGGAAAGAAAACAATAAAAATTCCTGTTCAAAATGATGAAAAAGTTGCTAACCAATTTCTTGAAGAATCTCCAATAATATTAAATGATCTTATAATTGAATCTCTTTCAAATAATATTGTACTTGAGGCAATGCTTTACACAGGTTTGATAGACGAAACAGAAGCAAATTTTATTTGTTCAAAGAACAGTTTTATCGCAGAAGATACTTCTGATCAGTCAATAATACAAAAAATTTATTACAATGCGTGGAATCGTCTTTTTGAATCTCCAGATAAAATATTCTATCTTTTGCATATTCTTTATGAAGAATATAAAAGAGATTATAAAAAAGAATATAAAAATTATCATGGAAAACCAAAGCAGAGAAAAGAGAGAGCTGCAAGAACAGCTGCTAGGGAATTGATGATTAAAAAGGGAAGAGTTAAAAAGGGAGATGGAAAAGATATAGATCACAAAAATCCACTTAGAAGAGGTGGTTCCAAAGGTATAAATAATTTACGTGTTCGTGACAAATCAGACAATAGATCTGATAATGGACACAAAAAAGGTGAAAAACAAAATAAAGGCAGCTGGAAATGATATCAAAATTTGTTAAAGAAATAACAGAAAAAGTATATGCTGATTCCGGTTTAGGAAAATGGTTTAATCGTGAATCTGCGGGTGGTGGTCCGGGTTGGGATCGTTATAACACAAAAGGCGAGAGAGTTGGCAAATGCGGTGATTCAAAAGAAGGCGAACCATATGCTGCATGTTTGAGCAAACAAAAGGCTAAAAAGTTAGGAAAAGAAAAAATTGGATCATTTGTAAGAAGAAAGAGATCGGCACAAAAAAAAGCTGGAAGAGAAGATAAAGGAGATGTGAAGGGTAAGGGAAAAAAGCCAGTATTTGTTGATACTGGTGTTACTAAATTAAAAGAATGTTTTGATATTTTTATAATTGAAAATTCTAACCATACTGCTCCTTTAAAGTTTAACTCAATTCTAGCTGAAGAACTCATTCCTTTTGATATCATAATAACAGAAAACGGAAAAATTATGAATGTAGATATGGTTGAAAAGAATGAATCTGGAATTTTAGTAAATCTTACAGATGAATTCGGTTGCCATATAACAGAAACTTTTTCAACTGATACCGTGATGGGTTTTGTAGATACTGCAGAAGGGCATGAATATAATGAATTTGATGAAAAAATTGAATTTTATGAAGATGATAATAAAAAAGTAAAATTAAATAAAATAATGCGTGGAGATGTTAAAAAATATAAAGTTTATGTAAAAAATGACAAGGGAAATGTAGTAAAGGTAAATTTTGGCGATCCAAACATGGAAATTAAGAGAGATGATCCAGATCGCAGAAGAAACTTTAGGGCAAGACACAATTGTGATAATCCCGGTCCAAGATGGAAAGCAAGATACTGGGCATGCAGAACATGGAGCACAAAATCTGTTAGTTCTATGTTGTCTGAAGAAAATAAAGCAAAAGATTCCAAAAAATGGAATTCTTGCATTTCGCAAGCAAAACAAAAATTTGATGTATATCCAAGCGCGTATGCAAATGCATGGGCTTCAAAATGTTATAAGAGTAAAGGCGGAAAGTGGAAAAAACTTTCAGAAGATATTGCCAATAAAGCAATGGAAAACATAAATGACAAAAATTATGATTTAGATTTATTTGGAGCCGTAAGTTATAGAAATAACAAATAATAACCTAAATAAAAGAGACCACAATGAAATTTAAACAATTACTCGGAAAAATAAACACCATCGTAGAGAATGCTCCAGAACAAACTTTTGGAGGCGGTCTTTATATCGGTGACCCACAGGGTGCACGCGGACAATCCCCTTTGACAGATAAGGGAACATTTAATATCAAATTGCCAAATTCATTAGATGCTATCAATGCAATGTTATATTCTTTTTCAAACAAGGATTATATTGATCCAGATGGTCTATCAAGCGTTATAAAACAAAAATTAAACCATTTTGGTTTTGATTTTATGTGCAACGGAAAGCTTGCAGATGGCGATAATGCTTATGAACTAGTTCAATATGGAAGTCCACAACTTGGAGTATATGGTCAAAATCCTTATCAAGATGTAAATAAAGAAGGATTCAGACAAGGTGATGGTATTAAAGAAAAATTAGGCCATTCATTAAAATTGCATATAAATGTACAAAGAATGCCAACAGGATTAAGAAAAGTAACTGCAGTAATTGTTCCTTGTGAAACTTCTTCATATAATGGTGATTCAATAGGCTCTGACTGTGGTTGCATGCACTGAACAAATGAAAGAAAAATACACACCTCTGACGGAATCTGATTTTTTAGAATTCTGTCAGAGATGTTATTTTAATCCAGAGTGCTCTGGTAAGAATGAATTTGTTGATGACTTAAAACGCATCAAGTATATTAAAAGATTACTTCAAAAAATTCATAAGCACAAAACTCTTAAGTCTATACGAGAAAGACTTATAATAAACCACCTTATAATTTTAAAAAATGTATTCGGTGATGAAAATTGCGCTAGAATATTATTTTTTAAATTGGAACCCAGATTGCATTCCTATTTAAAATCTTTTACATCATTTTTAAATTTTTCTGTAAAAAATGTTCCAGAAGTAAATTATTCGCAATTAAACACGGATCCTAGGGTTGACAGGAAGCTTTCTCAAACCGAAAACTAAATAATATACAAGGAAAATTATGCTGAATCGTTACAATCCACTACATATGTTCTTGGCTTCTTACGGTAATGAACTTAATAGAATTGATTATAGAATTCTCAAAGAATCTAGGAGCTCAAGCTCTCCATCAAGCTTCAGCTACAACGGTCTAGTTTATTCCTTTAACCCCGATTTGAACATGTTTGTGAACCAATTTGGTCATTCCATGGACTATGCACAAGCAGTGGCTCTCGCAGCTTCCTTGGGTTATTCTGAACAAGAATTTGAAGGTTTAGCAGACTCTACAGATACTGATGGTGGAAGAGATAGAAGAAGTGCTTCTGTAATATCACAAATTGATTTTCTTTTTGCCTATGGACCTTCACCCTATGGATATCCCGGTGGTGTTACTGGTTGGCCAACACAATACAATGACCAAAAAGGTTTAAGTTATTTTTATCCGTATATAACATATTATCCCGGATACGAAGGGCCTACGCCAGCAGATGTATCTTCTGGAAATATGAATCAAAATACGGCTTTTAATTATTTTGGTTGGACTGGTGTGGGCACATTAAACAAGATGCCCGGATTTGGTGCTCCTCTTTCATACCAATACTTTTTTCATGAATTTCCTATTTTAAATGAACCACTACCTCCTGCAAATTTTGTTATGGGAAATTCTGCTCACGGTTCAACTGCTCTTGTTCAACATATAATAGATGGTTATAGCTGGATACCTCCAGAAAGAAGATTATTTTCCCCAAGCAAACTTTGGTCAGCATACAATCAAACCACTGGTGGGGTCACCGGTAATGAAATTTTATTCAGATTTAATTATATTCTTTCTGGAAATAGCTTTGGAACTTCAAATTGGTCATTGGCTGGAAGCGCAGCAGTAACTTCTACAGGTCATACTGGTCCAAATGGAATCACTGCCGGAAGCCTTTCTGCAAGTCTCATATCTTTCCCAGGATCTTCAACGCCAAGAATCTCTACATCTGCTGCTTTACCTAATGGTGGTGCAACATACACATATAGTGTTTTCTTACAAGGTATTACATTTGGAGATCGACTTAATCTTTCTGTGAATGGCTCTAATATAATTGGAGTATCTGGTTCCAATCAAAATATAATATTGGGAACTACTTGGGGAAGGTATCAAATACAGGTTGGGATCTCGGCACCATCTGGAATCACATTTCAAATTTCCGGAAATTCTGGAGCTGGAGGTTCGTTTGCATCCTCATTTAGAATATGGGGGGCTCAAGCAGAATTAGCAGAGGGTGTGGACAATTCTTCATCAGCATTTAATTATTATTTGAATACAACAGGTTCTGTATCTTCTACGAGAGTGCAATCTGGTTACAAATCAATATGGCATGCCAGAAAAAGTGCATTTGTAGAAAAAGAAGCTAGAAATATTTTCAATTATATGTTACAAAATGGGTTTACTATGGGAATGTTGACCCTAGATGATGAAGGATATTATCAGCAACTTTCTGATGGTATAAATTCTAAAACTACGGATTATGCCATACAATATAACACGTTTAAAGAAAATAATAGTTCATCTGGTAATAGCTGGTATGTAAGTTATACTGGTATATCAGCACAACCAAAATGCATGTTTACAAAAACTAGTAGATTTGGATCTGCTGGTGTAACTAATTTTAGAGATCTATTATTGTTGAGAGGTTTCACTACAAACTCAACACAAGTAGGATACATAGATAATTTAAATTATGGTTTGAATACAAATAAAGATACTGTAAGTGGATCAGATCCAAAAAACTTTACCAAAGATCTTTTCCAAGAAGTTACAACTGAAATGCTTTCCTACTTCATAGAAGATGGAATAGTAACACCATTCAAAGAGTTGATGTTAGGAAATACAGCAGATGAAACGCATGCAATATTCAATTATGGTTATGTAGACGGATATGCAGCGTTTGTAGGAAATACTTACTTAGATTCTTCTGGAACTCCAACTCCTTTGAGTATGGTATTACCGACCTATAATTCTTTATATCCTTTAACTGATTCTGCAGGCATATCGCCAAATAAATTTAGATTCTTTGATTTTAAAGGTGATTTTGGATATAGTACCAATCAGTTGGCATATTATAAAACTGGCACCAGATCTTCAACTAGCACATACGGAACATGGATGGGTGCTGGCACACCGTATGGTGACTATGTTTCTGATATTAGACTGAACTCAACACCAAATAATGCAACTGCTACGGTTAATATGATCAATAATATGGGTGCAAGAAGAGTATTTGATAGAAATAGAACTCTTACAGGAAATAGCTATGGATATTCTGGTGCAAGCTGGGGAAATGTTCCACAGCTTGCCTATACTATAGGGCAGCCAATTGGAGTAAGTACAGTAAAACAAGTACATATTCCGGGAAGATGGCGTGGTATAACTATGGCTTCTGGAAGTGGATTTACATTTAACTGCTCATTTTGTTCGGATTCAATGTCGGCAACATTTACAGGCGTTTCTGCTGGATTTGGTACACCATGTGTTGGTTGCAATGACCAAACAACATATACATTAGATTACTTCTTCAATGATCTTTGGGGTATTACTCAGGCAAATGATGGGTATGGTCCTGTTGGAATAATTCCAATGAGTATGCGTGCAGCTATATTTGGTTATAAACAAGGACAGCTTTCCGAAGAATGGGCTAGACTTGCAAATGGTGCAGCAAATGGTAATTATTTCACACCATGTGGAATTCCTATTCCGGGCGTTACATTGCTCCCGGGTACAATTTATAGAAATTATGATACTCACTGGTATCCTCTTGGTTGGATGGGATTCATTACCGATCTTGGCCAACACCGAGAAATGGCAACAACAGAAGTTTTCAATGCTATTGAGCAAAGAAATAGGTTGAACGATCCTTCGATACCACAAAAGCCATACCAAAACTGGGTTCACATACCTTCGTTTGGAATATCATCTATTTTGAATACTTGGTCAACTACAGATACAAATTACAAAAATAATATCAGTCCTTATTTCTACTTAAAACCTACAGGAATAACATATGATATCGTTAGAGATTATTGGGATGGAAGTATATCCATAAGAGGAGCAACCATATTCTATGGTGATATAAATCACTATTGGGCAGAAAATATTAGACACGCATATCTCCACAAGATGGATACATTAGAACAATGGGGAAGTCCAAGCGTTGCTTGCATTGTTCACCCAGATAGAACTGAATTTGGAGTAAATTATAATCAAACATTTGGTCCTCTTGCCCGTTGGCCTGTAACAAACCCTAGTGAAGTTGCTCAATTACATCCAAAAGGAGCAAATGCACTTTTCAATGTCGCTGGCGTTTCTGGATTCACTTTAGGTGGAGTATGTGCAGATAAAGCATGGTTGCATAGTGGTTATAGAATAAATAAAGTTGTGGAAAATTGCAACACTGTAGGTAATGGTATTGTACATGAAACCATGTATCTTGCTCCAATAAACTGGAGAGAAAAAGAATATGCTTTCTCTGGAGCTCAACTGAAGAATGGTTCTTACTTATGGAGAATAACTTTCTTACATAAAGCAACACAGCCAATTTATGTAAAAGGAAGCAGATTAGGAAATGCCAGCGGTGTAACATATAATATTGCAGGGATTACAAATTTTATAGATAATGGAAACCATGAAAAGGGTCTGTGGTGGACAACAAATACATATGAATTGCCAATAGTAACAAATCCTCCTGTATGCCCGACGCAAGGATTACCAGCAGGAACAACTACATGGAATGGAACATTACCTTTTAATCCATAAATATTAATATATGCAAGCTAGTTCTTATGTACCATCATTTTACTTTTACAAATTGGCACAAGCTATAAGTGCTCCCTATACTTCTTTGCAAGCTTATAGTGCAGGAAGCATAGATGAAAATGGAAATATAGTAAAACCAGAAAGTAGTATTGATCCTTTTGAATATTTGGTAATAAAACTAAAACAAATTTTTGATCAATTGCCATATGGAGTTACAAAAGCAAAACTTTCAAATTATATGGCAACATTACAAATGTTTTCAGAAAATGTTGAACACTTTAATATTTCAAAAGAACAGTTTAATTACTTTGTAGAAGGAATTATTGCACAAAACAGTAATGGATCAGTAAGTTATCTTGAATTATTAGAAGATATGTCGGTTGGAGCTGCCGGGGGTGCAGCTGGTTCTTTGGGGACTCCAATTGCAAATTCCGGACCATCTGTTGGTGTTGCTGGTTATGATCCTAAATTAATGGCAGCTATACAAAGAAGAAAAACACCAAAATTTTTAAATGACTGTGAGGTGTTTGATCTTTGTCCGGAAGATTATGCTTCGTTTAAAATGGCAAAAGTCTGGAAAAATGTTCCAGACTCGCCAACTAAAAATTATATTCAAAGATTTATGAGAAGAAATAAAGGTAAAAAAGTTGCTGTTAGAACTTTTATGCCAGAAACTGGTGATCATGATTTATATTGGATAAATTATCCAGCACATAGTTTTATGGAAGAATATAAACTAAATTTAAGTTATTTTAATCTTGAATAAAATTTTTCTTTTTGCAACATTTTTTTGAAGTGCAAGAATTTCTTTGTCTCGCTTCATTGATTATTTTTAAATCGGCATCTTCCCAGCCAGTTTTATATTCTTTCCAATATGGATCAATTGAAAAAACAGCTTGATTAGGAAGTTCGCCTCCATTCATTCGCGTAGTAAATCCTTTATCATAACCTTCACCGGGTTTATACATAGTCATTTTTGATCTCCATTGTTTGGTGAAGATATAATCTTAATTTGATTTAATATTTTATCTAATGCCTTTACATGAGCATGTTGTTCTGTGATTGCAAGATAACCGCGAATTTCAATTAATTTAAAATATTCATCTTGTGAAATTGGAGAAATGTTTTTTGGTTGTTTTTTTGGTAACTTTTTTGAATTGTATTGTGATTTATTTGATTGATTAAACATTTGTTTGGAC